CAATGAATACATCACGGGAGAACTCATTGATTTGTGCGATTCGTATGATATCTTTCCTGAGTTCAAAAATTATTTAAAATCAACCTACCCACGTTATATGGATCAAACAATATTGACGTTTGACTTTGAAAATTTGAAATCAACCATCAAAGACAAACAGTCTTGAATAATTTGAAACTTGGAGTCATTCAAAGTACAAGTCGACTATGGCATTATCAGATTACAAAAAGAAACCGTTACATCAACAAATCTTGGATGAACCTGACACATTTGTTGGGGGATGTGATTTGATTGAAGATGTCTTACCCATCGTGGAAGACAATCACATTGTAACGAAAACATGTCAGTATGTACCTGCGGTCAATAAATTATTTGATGAAATCTTGGTGAATGCTCGTGATCAAATTACACGCTTGCGAGAATCCAAAGAATCAACTACGATTCACACTACTGAAATCAAAGTATCTTATGATGAAGAGTTACAACAATGGACTGTTTATAATAATGGCAATGGAATTGATGTGGCGGTTCATCCCACGGAAAAGACACCTGATGGAAAACCTCAATACATTGTGGAAATGATCTTAGGTGAATTATTGACATCTAAAAATTACAATAAACGAGGCAAGACAACCGGTGGGAAAAATGGATTCGGTGCGAAATTAACCAATCTGTTTTCCCAAGTTTTCCGTGTGGAAACTGTCGACCATGTCCGAGGATTGAAATATGTTCAAGAATTTCGTAATAATATGAGTGAACGAAGCAAACCTAAAATTACAAAAACAAAAGTCAAACCGTATACTAAGATATCATGGATTACTGATGTGTCTAAATTTGGAATTGATTCGTTTACACCTAACATGATTCAATATATGGTTCGCCGTGTGTATGATATTGCGGGAACCACTGATTCATCGATCAAAGTGTATTATCAGTCTCAAAAAATACCTGTGAAAACCTTTGTCGATTACTGTGATTTGTATTTGAAAGATCAAGCTCGTGTCTGTGAAACATTGTCAGATCGATGGACCGTGTGTGTCAGTGTGAGTCAAACCGACAAATTCGAACACTATTCCTTTGTCAATGGAATTTATACATTGAAAGGAGGCAAACATGTCGATGTGATATCTAAACAAATCACATCCAAACTTGTTGCTATGATTGAAAAACGACACAAGAAAACGGTGTCAGAATCGTATGTCAAAAATTATATGAAACTGTTTTTGAATTGTGTGATTGAAGATCCATCGTTTGACAGTCAATCAAAAGAAAGATTGATTACAGCTCCAAGTAAATTTGGATCGAAACCTGAACTTTCGGATAAGTTTATTAAATCTATCTTTGACAAACTGGATTTAGTTCAAAAAGTGGAATCGTTTGCAGATTTCAAAACCAACAAAGAATCCAAGAAAACCGATGGAAGTAAGAAAAACAAAATTCAAGTACCCAAACTCGATGATGCGAATTGGGCGGGTACGAAAAAGTCGAATCAATGTACCTTGATATTGACCGAAGGAGATTCAGCAAAAACTATGGCTATCAGTGGATTGAGTGTGGTAGGTCGTGATTGTTATGGTGTCTTTCCTTTACGGGGGAAAGTATTGAATGTGAAAGAAGCTTCTGTCAAACAAATCACAGACAATACAGAAATAACCCATTTGAAAAAGATCTTAGGGTTAGAAAGTGGTCACGTGTATGATTCCACGGATAAACTTCGATACGGTCAGATTCTGATTATGACCGATCAGGATCATGATGGATCTCATATCAAAGGTTTGGTTATGTTGATTTTTGAAACTTTGTGGCCGAGTTTACTGAAATTAGGCTATGTCAAATCTATGATAACTCCCATTGTGAAAGCGACATGGAAGAAACAAGTGGTTTGCTTTTACAATCTCACAGATTATGAAACTTGGAAACAATCTACACCCAACTTGAAACAATACAAGTTGAAATATTACAAGGGATTGGGTACGAGTACAGCGAAAGAAGCACGAGAATACTTTCAACTAATGAAACTCACTCATTATGATTTCAATGAACAAACCACAGACAAAATGAATTTGGCATTCAAACGGGATTGTTCTAATCTACGAAAAGACTGGTTGTATCAGTATGACCCTCAACTCATCTTGAATAATGATCAAACTCATGTGGGTATTGATGAATTTATCGACAAAGAATTGATTCACTTTTCAAACAGTGATACTCGTCGTTCCATTGGATCTTTATTGGATGGATTGAAACCGTCACAACGTAAAATATTGTATTGTTGTTTCAAACGGAAATTGACAAGTGAAATTCGAGTGGCTCAATTGGCGGGTTATGTCAGTGAACATGCCGCATATCATCATGGGGAAGCATCGTTACAATCCACGATTATTGGAATGGCACAAACCTTTGTTGGTTCAAATAACATTCATTTATTGAAACCCAATGGACAATTTGGATCTCGAATTATGGGAGGTGCTGATTCTGCAAGTCCAAGGTATATTCATACCGAATTGAATCCTCTAGTAAAATATATCTATCCACCGTCAGATTTTCCATTATTGAAACGTGAAGATGATGATGGAATCTTGGTTGAACCGACCTATTATGTACCCATTCTACCCATGGTGTTGGTCAATGGAATGAAAGGTATTGGAACAGGATTCAGTACAGACATACCTCAATACAATCCACAAGATATCTTAGATAACTTGAAGAGAAAATTGAATTCAGAAGACTATAAACCGATGATACCCTGGTATCGTGGATTTCGTGGTAAAATTCAAAAGATATCACCGACTAAATTTATCACAAAAGGAACCTATGATATCATTGGAAAAGACAAAATTGTAATCACAGAATTACCGATTGGTATGTGGACATCCAATTACAAAGAATTTTTAGACAGTGTCACCGTAGATAAACGAGACAAAAAAGCCAAAGGTAAATTTGTCTTAGATTATCAAGATCATTCCACAGATGAAACTGTAAAGTTTATCATTCATATGAATAGTCAAGTCTCTCAATATGTAATCTATAATGAGAAAATTCACATGGATTCGATTGAAAAGATGTTCAAACTGACAACAACCAAATCTATCTCGAATATTCACTTATACAATGAAAAAGGAACGATTCAACGTTACAAAACAATTGAATCAATTCTCGATGAGTATTATCTGGTTCGCTATGAACTTTACAAACAAAGAAAACACTATCAATTACAAGATTTGGATCGATTGATTACGATTGAAAGTTCCAAACTTAGATTTATTGATTTTGTGATTCAAGACAAGATTGTTGTATACAAAAACACACAAGCGAATGTCATTGAGAAACTACAACACTACAAGTTTCCTTATATTGTCAATGGAATCATTGAAACCGAATTTAACTCTCAAAGTTATCATTATTTGACGACAATACCTATACGTGATTTCACGAATGATAAATTACTTGAACTAAGACAACGGGTTGACTCGTTGAATGATCAAAAAAAACAATTACAATCTCAATCAATTGAAACATTGTGGTTACAAGAATTACTCGCATTAGAACAGATGATCTAAATCATGGTTAGTCTCTTTTGTAAAAATTGGTTGACATAGTAAAACATCACCGCAAAGCTTTCCACACAGTAGTGTTTTTTGAAAGACAATCATAATTACAAGAATTGTAATCTGGTCCAGATTTACCATCACAGTTTTGTTTCAAGCAATTCTCATATATTTCTTCAGCGGTATCTCCTTCAATCAAGACGCGTTTTTGTAAAAATCGGTTAACATAGTAAAACATCACCGCAAATAATACACTATGAATCAATAACACCACTAAATGCATATTGGCAAATCGACCACCGACAATCATCTTTAACAATGTATCGACAGCTTGAAACAAATCTGGGAAGGCAAGAATGAAAAATAACATTCCCGAAATAATGGCAGCTTTCACATTGGTATCTTGTAACTCGTTTCGAATATTCATCTATATATATATACATAGATATTTTTTTTTTGAATTACATACACTTTTTATCATAGTTACAAGTCCGTTGACAAATTGGATCTTCTGAGCCATTATCAAGATTACAAAATTGTGTCCACATGGCTGAATTTAATTTTACATTCTTACCTGATTCGTCCTGGACAGCAGTAACTAAAGGAGAATCGTTATTATTCCAACCTCCACCAAATTCACAATAGTTGTACTGATTGTTATTTTCAGCCTCTTGACCTAATGGATCTGTGGTATAATCGCATGTCTCCTTATTTCCATTATTACTTTCTAAAACTTTTTTATGCAAATTCATTAATTGCGGTAATTGTAAAGGTCCAAGAAGCATCAGGGAAGTAGAGGGTTCAATTAAATCTACACCCCGTTTCCCTTCAACCAACCTACCTCTCATCATTCTTGCAACTACGAATCCTAAAACAAAAACTAACGCGTACATCAACAAGTGTTCTTGTTTCATCTATATATATATATATATACATAGATATTTTTTTTTGTTTATTTGATTGTACAATCAACAAGTGTTCTATGGATCATCATATGTATTATATACACATTTCCTATACCTAATACCAGGAGTAGAATAACCGTGGTACGCCTCTAGGGTGTGTTACTATAAAGTAACCTATTCTATTTCAGACGAATAACTTGGGGCAGGTATACCCACAATTACGATCCCCGTCCCATTTCTCGCATTTAAAAACTCCATCCTTTTTATCCCCAACTGTACAACCATAATCTAAACCAATCACGGGTTTAATGCATACTTTAGAACATGCTTTTTCGGCTTCTTCTCTCGTATTTGTACCATCAGGAATTACATCCTTGCAAGACCTAACAACTCCGGGAAAGGTGGGCGTCGCTATTTGTCTGAGTCCGGCACACGTCTCGGCACCTTCAACCAACCTACCTCTCATCATTCTTGCAACTACGAATCCTAAAAACAAAAACTAACGCGTACATCAACAAGTGTTCTTGTTTCATCTATATAGTATATCTAGATATTTTTTTTGGTTCAATTTTAGCTATGCTGGTTCAATTTTAGCTATTATGTTATTTCTATGGATCTGGATCTTCAATTTCAGCTATGCATGTGTAAATATCATTGACCATTTTTTTAGTTAGTGTTAGATTAATGGTAAGGGTTTCAATATCATTAAGATTATACACAGCAGGTATAATGTTGTGAACAGTCAGGAAACTAGTTAAACAACGTTGCGCATCCCCACTATCTTTCCATTTTTGGTTTTGAACACGATCGTTCACTTGTTCATCACATTCAGTTCTAAAATCTTCATGAGTAGGATATGCACATGTAGGAAATTCACATTTTGCATCATCTTCGTTGTCGTTGTTACCTTCAATCAAGACACGTTCTTGCAAAAATTGGTTGACAAAGTAAAACATCACCAAAAACAATACACTATACATCAACAAGTGTTCTTGTTTCATCTATATAGTATATCTAGATAAATTTTTTTGTTTACTTAAGTAATATGAACAATCTGTCTAAATTATTAGATAATGGTACATTGAAAATCAAAACTATCCATCGAGGATCAAAACCTAAAATCAAAACGTACAACCGATATTTCAATCGAAAACGCCGTGAAAAAACCAAGCGTAACAAACTCAAATCTAAATCACCACAAATTATTATTAAAAAACAATCGGGTGGAACTAAATCAAGTAAAACAAACAATGACAAATCAATTGTCAATCGTGTCATAGATACAAAAGATATTGATACCAAATTAGATGAATTAGTCAATGAACCGGATACAAAAGAACCGGATACAAAAGAACCTGAAGTGAAAGTGATTGAAAATACAATTGACCCAGATCAAAGTGAGGATACAGAATCCAAAACGGAATCCAAGGCGAAACCGAAAGGAAAAAAGCAAACGAAAAAGAGAGCTAAGAAAATCACATCCAAAAAGAAAAAGAAAGTGAAAGAGTATGATAGTGATACTATGATTGAACGTTTGAAACAACGCGGTATTTTAGTGAGCGGTAAAAACAAGAAACTTTTGAGAGACATTTACTTATATGCACTCGATGATCAAATCCAAATTTATCATAAATAATTTGAATTTAGGGTATGTATTTAAACAAAAACCCCTTACATTACAACAAAATGACTCTTTGTATCTTAGATTTTGAAACAACGGGACTCGTTCCCACAAGTGACGAAATCATTGAATGTGCTATGAAAATTTATGATAAAGAGTATGTCTATTCAACACTTGTGAAACCGGATCATGTGGGAAGAGCACCCCCCGGATATCATGGGGCGTACATCTTTCCCAAGATTACAGAATTGACAGGAATTACCAATCGAATGATTTACAAACAAGGAATCACACAAAAGTTACTTGCTCAACAAATCTATGAATTTTTGGAGACACACAAGGTAACTCATATCGTGGCTCACAATGGAGATCAATTTGACTTTATCTTATTGAAACTCTTACTATTACGATTCGGATACAACTTTACAAAGTATCAGTATATTGATACGATGTATTTATTCAAAACAATCTTAAGAAAAACAAAAACACGATGTACGAGTATGTCTCAAGAAAATTTGTGTTCTATGTTTCAAGTGGTTCAGAAAGATGCTCATCGTGCCTTAGGAGATGTTGTAGCATTAGAATCTTTATGGTATCATATAGTCACTTTGTATAGTTTACGAACAAAACAGTACCTGAATTACAATTATGATGTACTCAAAAAACTTGGTTCACCTCCCATTGAATATTCCGATCGTATTGTATATTACATTTCTCATTTACTTGAAATGTATCATGAAAAGAAACCAGTTCTAACGATTCGAAATGTGAACGGACGAACTCGTTCTCTCTTGTATAATTTCTTAGACAAACAAAACATCAAGTTTCATCATGAAACCGGATCCAACTATGTGACGTTTCGTCAATAAACCAAGTTTCCCTATTGTATTTGTATTTTTTTATAATCTACGAATTCGTCGATTGTAATATGCATTACCACCATACATACTCATACCCTCTAAAAATCGAGCGGTTTCATCCATTTCTATTTCATCATCGATTACAACTAATTTATATAGCATCACTCCCTCGCGTTCATTGCAATGGTCCGCTCCCAAATAATCTTCATTTTGTTGAATACGACCGAAAAAATAATCTGAAGATATCATACTTTTGGCTCGTCTCAAGGGAACTAATCTAAATATTTTAGGTTCGGGTATCGATACCGGACTTCCTCTTCGTAACCATTCAGGTAATAAAACTACATATTTGTAAGCACCCAGTTTGATGTACTCTGTCATATCCACAAGTTCATTGTCTGTATACTGTCCATAATTAGGATAATATCCATTGCATTCATACAGTACTTTTTGATAGGTTTGTCCTCTAAATTGATAAGAATTCATTATATGTTCACTAGTTACGTTTAAAAAATCATAACTATCGCCCATTTTGATTACAAAATTCTTGGGATCATCGAACAAATACTCGGATATATCTTGGTCTTCTAATTCGACTGGATTGTATCCTGTCATTCCTCGATAACGATCATACATTCGCTTTTTTCGTCGGGTAAGTCTTTGTCGTTGTTTTCGTTGAATGGTTCGCGCGGCTCGTTTTTTTGTTCTGAATCGTTGTTTGTATTTTCGTTGAATTGATTGAGCTGCTTGTTCAGGAAAAGTGTAGGCACGAATCAACGATCGAATAGTTAACTCATCCAAGGGTTTATTATCAAGACGTAGTTGTAGAAAACTTGGGGGTAAACTCGTCAACGGGTTATTGTCAAGATACAACGTTTTCAGGTTTTGTAACTTGCCGATACTTTCAGGCAAGCTCGTTAAGTTATTAAAACCAAGACTTACATATTCCAGGGATTGTAAATCTCCTATAGTTTCAGGTAAGGTCCTTAACTTATTATGAGCAACGCGTAAATCTTCCAGGTTTTGTAACTTGCCGATACTTTCAGGCAAGCTTGTTAATTGATTATTAATAAGATATACAATTTGTAGGGATTGTAAATCTCCTATACTTTCAGGTAATCTGGTTAAGTTATTATTTGAAAGACCTAACTCTTTAAGGAATCGTAAATCTCCTATAGTTTCAGGCAAATTCCTAAACTTGTTATCATCAAGATATAACTTTTGGATAGATTGTAAATTTCCAATACTTTCAGGCAAAGTGAGTAAATTATTCTCACCCATATCTAATACTGTTAAGTTAGGCATAATAGAGAACATGAGAAACCAGTCATTAATTCCATCCATGGGTACACCTTGTAGTTCTTCTCTAAGATTGATTGTTTTGTCATTCAACCTGATTCCATACATAGTATCAAGCATGTCACTAACTTCTACTTGTTCGGCTGACATGTCTCCTGAAATCGTACCCGAAGTATGCCTATTTATTAATTGTCTTATTTGTGTCATATCATTCAAGGGTTCATTTTGAAGACGTAACTGTGAGAAACTGGGTGGTAAGCTTTCCAGAGTTTCACGATTCCCTTCTAAATACAACGTATCGAGAGATCGTAAGTCTCCAATAGTATCAGGTAAGGTCGTTAACTGATTATGAGCAACGCGTAAATCTTCCAGGTTTTGTAAATTACCGATTGTTTCGGGTAGACTTGTCAACTGATTGTAATCTAAGTCTAATATTTTCAGAGAACGTAAATTTCCAATACTCTCTGGTAAGCTCGTTAATCGATTCATATCCAGATACAAACTTTCCAGGGTTTGTAAATTTCCGATTGTATCGGGTAAACTTGTGAAACGATTGTGTCCAATATCTAACGATTTTAAATTTGTCATTTGAGAAAAAGCTTCGACCATTTGATCGATAGGATCATCAATGGCTTCTCTAAGTTCGAGTGTTTCCTCATCCAACTCAATATCATATTCATCTAGAATGTCTTGAATCTCACTCATGGTATATATATACATATATTTTTTATTATCTAGGATATCTTTTATCTATGATATCTTAGAGAATGCCAAAAAAAACAAAAAAGAAACGTCGTAGTTACAAAAAAACACTTTCAACTAAAACTTATCAACGATTCATTCGTCAAAAACAAAAGAAACGCTTATCCAAGAAAAATACAAAGAAGTTGTCGAGAGAATTGAATCGAAAGTATTGCAAATGTGTGAAACGTGTACGAAAATCACTCTCAGCTAAAAAGAAAGGCGCCGAATATCCTATATGTACTACCTCTGTGTACAAACAACGGGGCTTTGTTCCACCCAAAGATAAAAACAAGAACTGTTAAGTATATTAAAGGTATATCTCATCTTATAAAGTACAATGGAGTTACTCGGTCATGTATTCGTGAAATCTCACAATGGAATGAAAATAATGGCTCTCGATACCGATTGTCATTGTTTACGAATGAGACAACGGTCTAAAGTTAATGGAAAATCAGTGAAAGGATTCAAATTTGTGAGTTTCAAACAAATGAAAAAACATCAGAAACGCTATCCGGATTCAATCTTACCCACGGTTACGTTTGATACACGACCTCGACTCTAATCTTGACTCTATTCTTTGATTTAATTTGAAATAAGTTTGTTATGTTGAGTAACAAAACCTGTGATTTGTAACGATTATTGCAAATAATTTGAAGTCGGTGTACCTGTTTGACTCATAAAAACCTTTGATTGGTAACGATGATTGCGAATACGTGTTTTCAGAACCGTAGTGAATTTGGTTATACGAGTCGTGTATTGAAGAGTGGAATCTGTAAATATTACCGTAGAGGAGAAACGGAGAAGTTTACGTGGTGTGTGATGGAAATGGCGAGATTTAACGATATTGCGATTGAAAAGCCCGCGGCGAAAGCGATTGTGACGAATCTGGTGAATCGGTTGAAGATATTGTTGATGGAAGAGATAAGCTGTTGTGAAATTAGTAGAATTTATAATGCGATATGTATATTAAATGAGTATGATGTAAATCGTGAGAAAACGGATTTATTGCTGAAATTTTGTGATATAGTTTGTGATTGTAAGAGAAATAGAATCACGAGTTATATGAATACGTGGTGGAAACACCAGACGTTGACGATTGAACCGAAACCGGTTGTGAAATGTATGAAGTATAAACGATCGGGTGATACGGATGACTTATTACAGATGGGTGAAACGTTGATTGAGTTTATTGAAACGAAAGATGAACGAATGTTTGGAGTGATGATGAAACTGTTCGGTTGGGAAGGTAAATTCGGTAAACGATATCGCCGTACCGATGCCTCGTATCTTGCATGGGAAATTATGGAAAATTCTATTGAAGATGAATTGGTAAAAGAAATTTGGAAATTCGGATTAGATAGATATATGAAGAAATCTATGAAAGAACGCTATTATTTTGGAATCTGGATTGGATTGATGGTTTGGAAATCGGATTGTTTAAATTATGAGTGTATAGATTATAGTTCGTATCCGGAATATGATGCGGAAGACTATTATAAAAAAATGACGTTTATGGAAATGGATGAGTATGTTGTGAATGATTTCCATGTGAATCAGTCCTTTGGATTGGAAGAGTTTGCGCTGAACGGGGCGTATGTGAAAGATGAAGATCTGTCCTTACTAGGTGATAAAGCGTGTGAATATAAACGATTTTATATAGAGTCTAAGCGGAAGATGGATGAAGAGAAAAAAGAGGGGAAGAA